AGCTCTAACTGACGTACAGGGAGCTCAGAACGACCCAGCACGTCGTAACGCAGAAACACGACTACATGCAGCCCTAACACAGGGCTCTGCAATGTACGAGGATATTCACGGAGCACGCAAGTTTGCCTTCCGTACAGAGGGTGAAGGTTATGCAGATTTTTACAACTATAGATGGCAGGCTGGTAAGAAGTACGGAACCGTACCTGCCCTAAAAAAGATGTCTGAGTACTGGTCAGCATACAAAGCACAACAAGCAGATGAAACTTATGGCATTGACCTGCCAGATACTCAGACCCTAATTAGAAGAGCAGCAACATACCGAGCAAAGGGATAAATGAACATACTCGTATCACTAGACGGCGTACTAAGTTCGGATTCTGGAGAACCAATCCGTGCAGGAGTGGCGCTTTACTACGCCCTAAATATCAATAACCGTGTAGCCATCATGACTTCCCGCAAAGAAGCAGACGCTAAGCAATGGTTACAGTCTCACGGGATCATTAACTATGACGACCTGATTGATTCTTCTTTTGAGCTGGCAGGTGAGGATCTAAAGAAGAGACAGTTTGTTGTCTCTCGTTCCAGGGCCCCTATTGAGATGTATGTAGATGCTGATCCAACTATGTGTGCTTGGGTCTTTGAAGAACAACGAGTTCCAGCAATCCTCTTTAGCCATCCTAATTTTGCAGCAGTTGAGAACCGACCAGATGCCCCAAGTAAGGTACGACGCTGGTCAGATATTGAAAAGGCCATTACCAAGGTCAACATCGCACGCTCAGAACAAGCAACAAGACCAAAAGATACCGTGGCTGAACTCTGGTCTGATTGATGCGTGTCATCTTTAGCGGAGCTGAAGTAGGCTCTAACCGCAATCTTCTTTTTGGCTCAAAGGTTGAGTCAATGGGACTCAACTTTTGGACTCTTCGCAAAAGAGGATTGCCTACTACCAAAAGATGGTTGATTAGCGAGCACTTTGATGCTGACACACAGGTGTTTATTGAGTCTGGTGCAGCTCAAGCTGACAAAGCAGGGCTCTCAAAAGAAGAGTTAACTTCTTTAGCCGCTGATTACCAAGAGTTCCTTGTGGATAACTCTGAGAGAGCATCAGCTTTTATGGAGTTTGACTCCATTGTTTTGGGCAAAGACTGGGTAGAAGCACAACGACCTTTCTACGAACACGACCCTAAGTTCTGGGTAGTCTGGCACGAAGAGTATGGGCTTCCTTCCCTCAAACTAATGTCTCAGACCTATCAGAACGTAGTCATACCCAACGATGAGATTGAGGCTGTAACTAGCCTAGCCGCCCTCACACGGGGCTATCAGAGGCAATTTGGAACTCAGTACCACGCCCTTGCCTGTGCCAAGCCAGACAACATCCGACAGGTACCATTTAGCACTGCCAGCACATTGTCGTGGCTTAGCCCAATGCGCAGAGGCGAAACAATCGTCTGGGATGGCGCTCAAATTAAGCGTTATCCAAAGCGCATGAAAGACCAAGCACGCCCTCGCTACAAGCGCATCGTAGAGAAGGCAGGGCTAGACTATTTAGGGTTTAGCCAAGATAACACCCTTGAAGCGACTAGAGTTGCGGTCTGGTCATACCTACAGTTAGAGGCATCAATGGACAAGAAAACCCCTGATTTGCACATCATTGATGGTGGCAAAAACAAGGAAGTATCTGATAACAGCGACACCCCACTTATGAGTGGTTTGATGGAACTAGGGGGGTACTCTTCTGATAACAGTGCCTCTGAGATGCGGAAACTTGAGCGCCAAGAAGTAGTACAAAGAGACCCTTCAGAGGTTCAAAACCTACCTGTTTTTGGTTACAAGATGAAGACTGTCGTTGAAACAGATGACGATGGCAAAGATGTCTTGATGGACATCCCAGTAATTCAGACCCAGCAATCTTCTTTACGGCAATGCGATACTTGCTTTGTGGCTGCTAACTGTCCAGCCTTCAAGCCCCAAAACACCTGTGCTTTTAACCTCCCGATTGAAGTCAAGACCAAAGACCAACTCAAGGCTTTGATGACCTCAATGATTGAAATGCAGGGTCAAAGAGTTGCTTTTATGCGCTTTGCTGAGGAAATGAACGGAGGCTATGCAGACCCTAACGTCTCTCAAGAAGTTGACCGCCTAATCAAAATGGTTAAAGAAGTTAATGACATGGCCTCGGATAAAGAGTTCATTCAGATTACAGCACAGCGTCAAGGCGCTGGTGGAGTTCTCTCTGCTATCTTCGGAGACAAAGCTCAAGCTCTAAGAGAGTTACCTCAAGCCTTAAAAGAAGAAACAGTTACAAAAATTATTCAGTCTTCACTAGAAGACTAAGTATCTGATAACAGTACTTCCTCTAATTTGAATCAGGGTTCACCCTGCAGAGATAGATTTCAAAGTAAACAAAGTTAACAAGTGCGTGGTAGGTTTTGCCACGGCACAATGGGGTTCCCTGTTGAGGGGTATTTACACAAACATAGGAATGGTGGTAAGGAATTGGGTCTGTTTTCTTTTGAACTAACAACTGACTTCGTCGCTTCATATAAGGACAAGAAGGCTCCTTTTGGGTATAGGGATGCCGCTGGAAACTCAGTTGGAGAAATAACTTTTCTTCGTACCTATTCACGCTTAAAGGCAGATGGTACTAAGGAGACTTGGGTAGAGGTATGTGAGCGGGTCATCAATGGTATGTACTCTCTACAGAAAGACCACGCCAAGCGTCAGCGACTTCCTTGGTCAGACGCTAAGGCAGCAGCCTCGGCTAAAGAAGCATTTGACCGTCTCTTCAACCTGAAGTGGACTCCACCTGGGCGTGGACTATGGGTAATGGGTACCCCACTCGTTAATGAACAACGCAACTCTGCTGCTTTGCAGAACTGTGCGTTTGTATCTACTGGGTCAATGGTAAAGACCGACCCAGCAAAACCATTCGCTTTCCTTATGGAAGCCTCAATGCTCGGAGTGGGCGTTGGCTTTGATGACAAGGGAGCAGACAAGGACTTCACAATCTATGAACCAAAAGAAACTTACGAGTATAAAATCCCTGACACCAGAGAAGGCTGGGTTGAATCTACAGCCGCCCTCATCAATGCCTACCTCAAGCCAGATACAAAGGCTCCAGTATTTGATTACCAAGAAGTCCGCCCAGCAGGTACGCCAATCAAGACTTTTGGCGGAACAGCCGCAGGACATGAACCCCTAAAGAAGTTACACGACCATATTGTCTCTATGTTTACCGGTAGAGCTGGAGAGAAGTTATCTAAGACTGATATAGCAGACATTGGAAACATGATTGGGGTCTGTGTTGTTTCAGGAAATGTACGCCGTAGTGCTGAGCTCCTTATAGGTCAGATTGACGATGATACCTTCTTAAACCTTAAGAACCCAGAGGTCTTTCCTGAGCGCAACTCTTACGACCCCGCTAAGCCAGGTTGGGCTTGGATGAGCAACAACTCTGTAGAGGCTAAAGTCGGTTCAGACTTCTCTAAGATTATTGACGGCATTGTCCGTAATGGTGAGCCTGGAGTTGTGTGGATGGATGTATCACGCAAGTACGGTCGTCTCATTGACCCACCTAACAACAAGGACTGGCGTGTTACTGGCTACAACCCTTGCGCTGAACAAAGCCTTGAGTCGTACGAGTGTTGCACACTTGTTGAGACTTACTTGAATCGTCACACTGATTTAGATGACTTCAAAAGAACATTGAAGTTTGCTTACCTTTACGCCAAGACTGTGACTCTTCTTCCGACGCACTGGGAAGAGACAAACGCAATTATGCAACGTAACCGCCGTATCGGAACATCAATCTCTGGTATTGCTAACTTTGCAGACAATAACGGTTGGACTGTATTGCGTGACTGGTTAAACACTGGCTACGAAGTCGTAAAGAAGTATGACGAGTCTTACTCTGAGTGGCTTGGAATTCGTCAGTCAATCAAGATGACTACAGTAAAGCCATCGGGAACAGTTTCTATTCTTGCTGGTGAGTCTCCTGGAGTTCACTGGGCATCAGGCGGTAAGTTCTTTAACAGAGCAATCCGCTTTGCAAACTCTGACCCAATGCTTCCGCTATTTAAGATGGCTAATTACAGAGTTGAACCAGCCTCTGAATCTCCAGAAACAACAAGCGTTGTTTTCTTCCCAATTCAAACGGACGCTAAGAGAGCCGAAAAAGAAGTTTCAGTTCACGAAAAGGTTGCACTTGCTGTAGTCGTACAGCGTTACTGGTCAGATAACTCTGTCTCTGTAACCGTAACCTTTGACCCTGAAAAGGAATCAGACTCTATTGCTTCTATCTTGCACATGCACGATGGTCAGCTAAAGACGATTAGTTTCCTACCCATGGGTAACATGGTCTATCCACAGATGCCATACACCCAAATCACCGAAGAAGAGTACGAGGCTTCTCGTATGAATCTTATGCCTATTGACTTATCAGGTGTCTATGCAGGTATGGCAGCCGATGCTATAGGAGAGGCTTACTGCACAACAGACGCCTGTGAGGTCAAATTAATTAAGGATAGTCAATGAAAGTAAAATGCGTAAAATGCTTTGAAGAGTTTGAAGAACTCTCAAAAGAATCTTCTGACGGGGTTTGTCACTCGTGTAGAGATTAAGAAAAGCCCCCCAGTTATTTGGGGGGCTTCTTCTTTTACTTCTTGCCTCTAGGCTGTTTGTTACTAGCCTTTGCAGAACGTTCTTGTTTCCTTGCTTTCTGAGCTGCTTTACGAGAAGCGGTTGTATCTGCTTTTGCTTTTGCTTCTCCTTTTGCAGCTTTGTCTGCTTTTGCTTTTGCTTGTTCTTCAGCAAAAGGGCGAGTCTTATCTCTAATGACTGTAATAATCTTTTTTGGGTGAGGAGTTGTAATTACTTTAATTACGTGGTCAATATTATCTGGGTCACGGTCTTCGTGAAGTATGTTCCCATTTTCTTGTATTGTTTGACGACCACTTTTTACTACATTAGAAGCAAGGCGATAATTTACATCGCGCTCAAAAGAGCGGTCTCCTGCATGGTATGAAGTCGCTAATGGGATTGACATAGGTACAAGGATAAAGAAAAAGCCCTGATTTCTCAGGGCTTATCCTTACTTACTTAAAATCCTTTTGGCTTCATTAGCCTTAATACTCATAAATCCAGTCTTTCTTGGATTCATACTTCCAGGCTTCTTGTAACCTTCGCCTTTAGGCATATTTGCAATTCTTGTTGCTAGTGCTGCTGCAACTTTGTCGTGATGCTTTGCCATTGACTACCCCCTCTCCTTCTCTGAGTGTAACACAAAAAGAAAACCCCCTCATTTCTGAGGGGGCTTCCATTATGCGCCTGCTTTTGCTATGGCTTTTGCTTTTTGCTTTGGCTACGACTTATGCTTAAGAAGGGAACTTCTTTAACCAACGCTTTACAACGTCAGTCTCTGTTCCTTTCCACGCGCTCCAGTCTTTACCTCCACCGCTCATAAAATAAGCGATTTGGGCATTAACCACAGGGTTGAACAGTTCAGCATTTGAAGCCAAATTGAACTTATCCCTTCTATCTTCTCCCAATGAACCAATCATATTGACTTGGAATAGACCGTAGGAGTTGTCTCCTGTCTTACGATTACCGTTGTGAGATAGAGGGCTACCATGTGATTCCTTCTTCGCAATAGCCCACGCTTCTTTAAGGTCTTGACCTTTGAAGCCTACGGCTTGCAGTAACTCAATTAACTGAGTGTCAGTTAATTCATCTGCGTTGACATACTTGGCGAGTATATCTTTTTGCGATTTTTGCTCTACTACTTGTGCTTCGGCTTGTGTTGGGCTAGAGGCTTGTGGAATACCCACCAATCCCTGAACCAATACAAACACTCCTGTAAAGAATGTTCCGAACACTATCTTGCCTTTTCTTGTTAGTTTCATAATCACTCCAAATAGTCATTCACAACCTCGGCTGCGTTTGACTGCTGGTGGCGGATACGATGCAGGTATCTCTCCGTAGTTACGATTGACTGGTGACCTAACCGCTCTTTGACCTCGTGCACATCTACCCCGTTCTTTAACAACTGAGTAGCGTTAGCGTGCCGTAGGTCGTGAGTGGTGGGATACCAACCAATCCCTGACTTGTTGATGGCTTCGTTCCAAATGGCTCGCCACTTGTCACGAGGTAGGTGGCTTTCGCTAAGGCTTTTGCTAAGGCTTTTGCTATTGCTTCTGCTAAGGCTTCTGCTATGGCTTTCGCTATCGCTTCTGCTATGGC